TTAGTCATTGGAACGAGTATCGAATCAATTTGCAACACATCATTTTCCAAATACGATAACCCTTCAATATCTCCTTGAGGAATTCCAAGCACAGCAGCATAATGCGACTTTCCAAGTCCAAAAGCAACCGCACCCTTATACATTTCAATAAATTCTTCACGATTATATATGGTCACAGGCAAAATAGAAATTTTAAACTTAAATGAACCAGTTATACTTGTCTTAAGGTGTAAATTTACTAATCTTTCTATTTGTTCAATAATGCCAATAATATAATTTTCATCATTTTTGATTGCTAACTTTGTTACTCCCGATGTGTTATTTGTTACGCCGTGCAATAGTCCTGAAGTACCTGCCGTTGTCCAATAGTTATTTATAGCCCTGCTTACATTGTCTATTTCTGCCGTCGAACCACTTTGCTCAAAGTCAAATGATTTTAGGTTAAACGGCGAAATTGCAAGGCCAACTCCGTCACCAACTGCATTAGCAAGATGATTATAATACTTTAAGTATAAGTCCCAAGACATCAATGGTTTCCCAGCATCATCTGTAGGAACCTGCCCTGCTAACATTTTGTAATTATTCAACTCGTCTTTTGTTTCCTGTAATTGTGATGCATTTTCGATTGTGTATAGAGATGGCATTGTTGAGGCAAAACAAGGTATTGAATACTCTAAAATACTTGTATCTGCCTTAACACAAACAGAAACATCCATTGGTATTTCCTTCCACTTTTGTTTATCCTTTTCGTATTCTGCATATAAATCAGAAATTATTTGAGGATAAAAAGAAAGTTTATCTTTCCCTATCTTTGACATATCAACAGAATATAAAAAAACACCATCTACCATAGATGATATTTTGCAAATATCTGGATTAATTCTTTGAATAATGGAAGTGGTTCCATCTGACACTCTAATCCCGTAGAATGTACCTTCTCTTAAAGCGACTGTTAAAAGCATTTGCCCCATATTCTTTAAGTGCAAATTCTCCATTTCGTGAACTGATTTAAGGTATTGTTTCTTAAAAGTTTCAACTTTCTTACCCTCAATCTTACCTCTATCAAAATTAACTGGAGAAATAATGTATGCCCAGGTATAAAGATTTGAATAATAACTTATTAATCGTTGATAGTGCATTGATGATAAATACATATAAATAGAAGCATCTCTTAAGTTTTTCTCATTACTTGCAGGATTTTTAAGCCATTCAATAATGTCTTCCTTTTTATATTTAGAGAAAGTTGTTGCTTTATTTGCCGATGTATTGTTTTGGGCGTTTTTAATTGTTGCTTTTAATAGATTCTTTGCAAAATATTGCATATCTGAATTGTACTTATCTAAATTTTGCTTATTTAAGTTTTCCAACTCAATTATTCGCTGCTCTAAATCTTTTCTTTTCATTACCCCTCCTTTTAATATTTAGATTTTATTTTTGGTGAACGAAACTTAAAAACCAAATCTTCAACTGAAGGATTTGACATTGCTGCCCTCAACTCTCGTTCCTTCTCTTTTGCCAGATAAATGTTATAGCTTAAAGAACTGTACCTATCTTTTCTTTTACCAGCTTTTTCTTTAACTTTTATAACATTATCTTTTGTTTCATATTCAAGTTCTACAAGCTCATTCGCTAGCAAGGTAGTGTTTAAATATGGTATTTTTAGGTTTATTTTGTCTTGAGGTGATAACTTGTTATATCCAGGAATATCCATTAACAAATCTTCTGCATCATATTCAGAAACCAAGAGTCTAACCTGATTTTGCTTTAATGCCTCTCTTAATCCCAATGCACACTGTGAGTTGAATGTTGAGTTACCATTTATTGCATATATTTTCTTTGGTGCATCTGGAACCCTACATCTATCTGCAATTTCCTTATTGTTACAACACGAAAGTGCTGGATAAGTTATTCCTGTGTTTGGATCATATAAGTCGGCCATAATTAAGTCAACTACACCTAATCCAACTCCTTTACAGTCAATTACTAAATAGTCAGCATCAAATTCATCTACAAGTTTTCTTATTGCAAGGGCCTGCTCATCTGTTCTTAACCCTTCCTGGTTTTTGGAATAAGTAATATTGCTAACTAACTTATTAGAACCTGTTGGCATTAACTGATTCAAAAATATTGATGTTGCATCGTTATTATTGACATTTGATGACATAAGAGCAATATCGGCAGATAAAATTCTGATTTCTCCCGGCAATTTATTTTGAATCAGCAATCTTTTGTCATTTAATCTACATTCGCCATTTGCTGGAAAACACGGATAATGAATTTTTCTGTTTTTTGAAATGTCTTCATAATTATATAAACCACCTTCATCATCAGAAAAGAATAAACACTCCATTTCCATAGACCAAGTAACTTCATTAAAATCACTTTCTGACATTTCATCTTCAACTTGTTCCTTACTTAAAAGATTTTCTTTAATAGCAAGTTGATATGGAAGCGCACAAATAAAATACTTTCTTTTTGTATCTACTAATTGTGCTGTATATGATTTTGCCTTTTCATAAGACCAGTGTGATTTATACCAGCAAGAAGACATATAAATCTCTTTATTTCTTTCAGTTAAATGCTGATATTGTTTTTTGTTCAAATAGCCTGGTTGCCTTGGTGCAATTAAGAATTTTCTTAAAACTGCTTGAATAACATTTAAAGGCACCAACCTGAACTCATCGCAAACTAAAATATTTGCCCTTGCACCCCTGGCATTGTCTGACGCCGTTACAACCTTTATTCTTGAGCCATTATGAAAGTCAACATAAGCATCTGCTTGACTTGTTGAAAAATCCTTTATTTCGCTCCGCAGATTAGAAGATGCCGGCATTAAAATTGTAGTTATTTTTTCAATTACTTCTATTGCCTGCCTTCTTCTGCCCGATGCAACACATATTCTTGTTCCTGGATATAAAATACATCTCACGACACAAAAAATTGCAGTGAGATACGTTTTACCTAAGCCACGACATGCAAGGAACATAAAATAATTCTTAAAATTCATCATACAAATTAAAATTTTTTGAAAGAGTTTTAAGTTTAAATTAAGATATTCCTTACAAAAAATATGTGGATTTTCCCTATAAAAAGAAGCTTTACGTGCAATTGTATTCATTATTTTTTGTGCTTTGCCCTGTAAAACTTCTTGTTCTGTTAATTTTTTATTCTCCAAGGTCGTCCTCCTCATCATCGAGAAGTTCTTCCTCATATTCTTGTTTTGTTACAGTATATTTTGACATTACTTCTTCGTATTTTGCTGCATAATCATTCTCTATTTTCATAGCTTTTGATAGATGACCAAAGAAGAATGTATCTATGTATTTTTTAATATAATCAACATCTCTAAATTCTTCATCTAATTCAGGTATTGGTTGTTCATCTTCCCATTTCTTAATTAATGTTCCAAACGTGTTTTGTTCAACCAATGAATTATCGTTGTTTTGATTAGGTTTTAGATTTGCAGAACCCAATAAATCTTGAAATGACTTAAATGCTTCTGCCACACCTTTAGGATTATTTTGTTGTTGAGCCCTTCTTATTAAAAGTTGAGCCATACACAATGCTTTAAATAATTCTTCTTGTGCTTTTGTTTTTGCCTCGTGTCGTGTAACCCATTCATCAAACTGCTCTCTTAAAAAAACATATTCATCTGGTTTATAACCAGCACCAAACATATTAATGTCTTCTTCGCTTACCTGAATTCCTTCATCCCCATTGTTTAACTCTTTGAGTTCAGAAATGTTATTAATGGTGTCATTCTCTTTTCTTTCAATAGTATCAAGATAAGTGGCACACCCTTTGTCTTGCACTATATTCATTTTGCTAGGATACAAGCCAATTCTTGTTTTGCCAGCAGATAATGATTTTTGTGTCATAGCCGCAATATTGTCTGAATAAAACCAATCAAAAATTTGACAACATCTCTCTATTGCATGCTCTTCATTGCCTGAATAAAATTCTACTAATTTTAAGTAATAAGTATCTACACAATTCTTACAAAATGGAATAAAGCCATTGTTACCTGCAAAGAGAGGTGAACTTGACACAGAAAAGTTATTTCTTTGACTTTTAAATGTTTTACCACAACACGAACATCGATAACCAAGCTCATCTTTAACTGCTTCAATTTTTGTTATCTTTGCTTCTGTGTTAATTTTCTTTTTACTATTTGCTGATAAAGTGACACCAGAAAGTTTTGTACCGCCAAACGGCCTTCCTTTAGATGCCATAATATCCCCCTTTAAAATATATCGTCTAAATCCTCATCTTCATCTCTGATAACATATATTCTTGTTGTTTCAGAGCTTTCATGCCCAAGCAATGCTCTAACACTTTCAATATTTTTTCCATCTTCCATCACAAGTTGCGTTGCAGCGGATTCTCGCCATAAGTGAGGATGTATTCTCCTTCCAACAATCTTTTCAAAATCATTAGCACACCAACTATTGAAGGTTGTTTCTCCAACTTGTTTAATTTTTCCCCCATACTTAGTGATAAAAACATATTCGCAATCGTCCTCTCCTCTTACTTCAATCCACTTTTTGATTGCATCCATAGCCCTTTGACTAAATGAAAGTTTTCTTACTTTTCCAATATCAGATTTGCCTTTACATCTTATTGGATGAGTTTGATAATATTTAATCTCTTTTTCGCATGTATTACCGTTATCATCTACATATGACTTTTTCTTTACAATTGGAGATGCATCTATGACGGATTTCAAAAGTTGTCTACTTTCTGCTCTTCTACATCCTGTTGAAAGGGTAAATTCTAAATAAGCAATTTTTTGCCACTCTTCTTGTTTAGTAAGTTCATTTATAAGATGATTGAACTCATTTTTTGTTAATGGTTCTTTTTCATGAACAAAAGTTTTCGCAGGTCGTTTAATGCTCTTGTTAATAAAATTCCTAAAAGTTGGATAATCATCATGATAGTAAATTTCAATATAACTATTTAAAGAAGAGATTGCGGCTCGCTTGTTATTAACATCTGCAGAACCGCAACCTCTATTTAATAGCCAATTTTGAAATCTTTTATAATCCAAGGGCTTTATCTCTAATTGTGATTTATTCCCTAAATTATCCTTTACCCACTTAAACCATATTTTTAAATTACTTTCATACGCCTTTTTGGTGGCGGAGGAAAACTCTGTTGAATTAGCAATAAAATCTTCCAAGATCATAATATTAAAATCGTTAAATTCCTTATACTCAGATTCACTAATATTTGCTAGTTTCTTCATATTTCCTCCTTCTAAATTAATTTTCTTCTAATCTTTCAACGCCTCTTGACCTTTTAAAAACCACATCAGTGCGTTCTTCTCCGATCATCAACTCTTTTGTTTTTGGATGTCTAAACTTTTTACCTTTAAAAGTTTTGTGCTTAAAGTGTCCAAAACCATATATATAAACATCCTGCCCAGAGTTCAATTCTTCATTAATAGTGCCAAAAACTGCATCACACATTTGCATAGCAAATTCTTGTGATACTTCATATTTTTTCGCTATTTTTTTTATTAATTCTTTTCTGTTCACATTATGCCTCTTTTAGTTAAATTATCTCTCCAATTCAACATCATATAAACATTGAACTGTATTCTTTTTATCAGTTATAAGGCAAACCTGTTCTGCACGGCTTGATATTCTTTTATCAACACAATAATCATCAGTTCCAATCACACACCCACACTGAACAATTTTTACATTATGAACAGTTTCTAATGCATTGTGATGTCTATGTCCCATAATAATTGCATCTGGTTTTACACCAGTCATTAATGTAAGATTTGGAACGACATTACTAACTGAATCTTTGTCTCCATGAACAACATAAAAGAGTTTATTTCCTCTTGTTCTAAAATAAGTAATGCTGTCATCTAATCGTGAGCTCTCACAAATCTCAACGCCAGGATTGTTGCTAAATTTTAAATTCAAACAATAAAGCAACATCTCTTCAAGGTTTTCGCCTTTTAAACTTTCCTCTTTTGCTGGCGATATTCTAGAATGATTTCCAGAAACTCCATATACTTTAATTTTTTCAAATTTAGGTTGTAAAACCTTAATAAATTCCCCAATCAAGTCAATAACATACTTCAATTGAGTTATTACATCCTCATTGTTCTGAAGACGCAAATTTGTATGTATTATTCCAGATATTAAATCGCCACCTAATACTAAATAACATTCTTTATTTTGATGTCGTTTTTGAATTTTAATTATTTCATTAAGATACTTTATTAACCTATCTTTTAATTCCGCAACATTATAAATATTCCAAGAATTTTTTACATTCATCCCTGCATGTAAATCTGATAGGCAAACAATCAAATCAGTGTCGCTATCTATATCTGGTTGTTGAATAAATTCAAGAGGTGTTATTTTTTTACTAAACACTCTTTCAACTAAACTTATAAATGATTCTTTTCGAGCACTTTCTCTCAAGCTTCTTTGATAGTCAATTCGTTCATCGCGAAGTTTTTGTTTTTCTTTATAGAGTTCTCGCCTCTCATTTTGTATTTGCTTAACATAATTATCAGCCGTTAGATTTTTAAAAACTCCAGCCTCATAAAATCTTTTAGCTTGCTGGTATGGTTTTCTGTAAGCCGATTCATCCCTATATTCAGATTCGTCTAATCTACATTCTTTATTTATAATAAGGGCAAGCTGTTCCCAATCTATATCTAACTGCCCACTGTCTTTAAGTGAACAAAGTCGCCATATAAATTGTTCTTCATTCTCACCTTCTCGCTTGTGTAAATCTATCATTATACGCCAAACTTCTCCTTTCAATTTTAACTTAATTCTCTACCATATACGAGCATTAAATTATGTAAAAATTGATTGTAGAGCTAGTGCAATAAGTTTCGGATATTACAATAACATTGAATGTAAATTAACACCTAACGGCTTATAATATGTGATAAAAAATAAATGTTTTTTGCAAAAATAACTAATTTTTATATGTTTTTTACACATTTTTTTTCTTTTTTATATGTAAAATCATATAATTTTATATTTCCATCTTCGCTTTCTTCTAATTCCAACAATTCTTCCTTACTGTCATTTATTAGTTTAAAGAATGATTCATTTGGTTTTCCAAAATACACTTCAAACATAAATCTATAAACATCTTTATATTCCTTGTTATCTAATTCTTTTAATGTTAAATACATTGTATAAAGACATTTTGTCATGCTCTCGATTTCTTCAATACAATCTTGTTTTCTTTCTGCACTTCGTTTCAAAATTATAAGTTTTTCATCTTTGCTTTTGGTGTCATAATCAATGTACATTTTTCTTATATCTTCTTTTGCTTGTCTAACAATATTTATAATTTTATCTCTTTGGCTACAATAATAACCTTGTCTTGAAGATAACTCAGGCTTTTTAACAATGTCCATAAAAGGTATTAAGTTTTGCTTATAAGCCCGTGATTGTCTAAAGTTAAATGAAGATATAATTTTTTGCAGATAATCCATAGATGTTTTAAATGCCTTATACATTATTTTTTCGCTCAACTCATATCCATTTTCAAGAGTTATCATTTTGAAAAATAAAGGTTTAACCATTTTATGATTTTCTACTATCTTATATTTTTCTTTTAAGAGCATAATTTCGGTTGCGCTGTTTATTGTAAACTCTCTCTTTGCCCTATCAATTTCAATGTTGCTTAATACTGCAAGCTTACAAATATCACAAAACAAAGTTTTACACTCTTCGTGAGATGCTCCATTGTTAATCTTATCCCAATACAAACTATTTAGCTGTTGTGATAAATTAACAATTTCTCCAATTCTATTTACGCTTGTTCTTATATCTAAATCCGCCTTATGCTCCCAATTAAAATATCTAACTCTTTTTTCTGATTCTACAAAATTAGTTGGAACTTTAAATAAATGGTAATTTTTTTGTGTATTCTCTATCAAAATTTCATTATCGGTTAATAGCATTGTATCTGAATCATAATCTGCGCCATTTAATCTTTGTTGAATATTTTCATTGATTGCATTTATATAAACAATCTCATTTGAAAGATTAAAGTATTTTCCAATTAGTTCATTATCTGTGTTTGTAACTAATAAAATGTTTGACATTGTTATGTGAGGGCTACGAGAACCTAATAGCGTTTTTCCAAATTCAAATTTTTTGCTATATATATTTCCATACCCAATTACACTTTCACCTTTAAATGTTCCAATAGCGTGTTGAAGCATTTCGATACCATTTCCAAGCAGCGTTGAATAGTTTCCTCTCAACAATACGTGCCCCTGTTTTAAATTTCTTATATATCCCTTAATTAAATCATTTCTAAATTCTTGATAAAGTTTTGTTTTTGAAAACTCATTATTTATTCCTAGTAATTTAAAAACAATTTCATTTTTTGACTTTAATGGAGATATTTCATCTCTATCGCTAAAAGGATATTTTATATGAAATCTTAAAACATCAGGGTCTGTTCTAAGAAGAGTCATGTAATCTAAAGACGGTTTTAATATTTTATTAAGATCTTCTGGTTGTAATTGAATTGTATTAAAAAGTTGATAATGCGACTGCACCATCCTACCATCAAAAAAGTGAGTTTCTTTTTCGTATTTTACAACTCCAAATGTCTTATCTATATTAGAAAGCCAATCTTCAACTTTTCCAAATTTTGAATACTTTATACTGCTTGGTGTTGTTATTATTTTTATATCCTCGATGTTGTTTGCAAGAGTGAATCCATTTAACTGGCCAACATCAGTAATATTATTGTCTTCAAACCATTGTTTAAGGTTTGTATTAAAAGCACAAGTTTTAAAAAATCTGTTTCTAAGGAGCAACATTCCTTTATTATCAAAATTTTCAAACATTGAACTATCCATCATAGATTCGCCGTCAAAGAGGCTGTTTTCTACTTCCATCTCTTTTTGATTTGCTATAAGCCTGTCATTTTTAACCTCTATGGCAACAACTTCATCTTTAAAAACACTTGTATAGTCATCAATAACCAAAAAGTTTTCTGGTTTGATATCCAATGTTCCTATAATACTGCTCATAGGAAGTGAAATATATGCTTCATACGCAGCAAGATCTATTTTATCCCCCTCATTAATGTTTAGTCCACACTTATCCCACTTTGACATCTTTTCGGCAAGAGCTTCATTAATAAACAAACATTTCCCAACTCTACTTGAACCAGAACTTCGCTTATATCTGACATACTTTATTCCATCACAAACGAACCCGTGCTCATATAAATACTGCCTTAAAACAGATTTATCGGCTATTGTTTTTATTTGTCCAATTTGTTCATAAAATCCTTCGCTAAATGTAAAGTATTTTCCCAAGATTTCTTCTGGAAGTGGATTGTTAATTTCTATATTTGTTTGTATAGCAATAAGTTTTCCATCCTTTACACAAACACCATCCACCATTTCGCAATTGGCAAAGGAATAACCGGCTCTTACATAAGCATTTTTGCCTGCTTTGTTAAATTCTTTATAGGCATAATTAAAAGTAACATTGATTATGCTTTGAGAATATTGTTTCTTTTTGTTCTTTAGTGAAAAATTTCTATTTCTATAAGTCTTATAATATATTTCTTCTAATTTTATCGCATCCAAGCTCCAATCTAATGTGTTTGTAAATTTCCTGAAGCTTAGATTACCATTTTTATCACGAACCCTGTAGTTTTTTTCTGTATCATCTTCGAGGTTCATTGCTCCATATAAATCCTTGGCCTCTAAAGATAATATATTAATTGCTTTATTCACTAACTGTTTAACTCCTCCACTATTTTGTTATAAACTTTTTGACGCATTTTGAGGTCTTTCTTATACTCTTTAATTCCAAGCTCGTAATTGTTTAATGGTGTATAATACTCGCATTTTTGAGTCACTACATTTTCATCTTTATCCAAATCTGAAGGTTTACATTTATCAGACCAATAACATCTTTTGCATACTTTATATCCACATCCTACAACTTGATTTTCATTATCCATTATTATTTGTCTCCGATTTTTTAGATTTGTTAATTTTTCCAGAAAACTTTAATGCATTTTCATTATAGTAATCTTTCCAAACCTTTTTTTCCGTTAAGATGATTTGTGTAAGGTCTTTTCCTTCTGCAAGGTTATTAAGCCACTCTTTAAACAAGTCCCTCATCCTCTTGCTCGGCAAATATAACCAAACTTCTTCACCATTCCTTATCGCAGAACGAAATATCCATTGAATAAGTGTTGATATTGCATACATATTCTCTGATATATTTTTTGCACCTTTTTCAATCAGGTAATTTTTAGCCCAAGTTTGCATGTAAACATTTAAACAATAAGCTAAATGCCTTTTATTTGAAAATTCGTTTGTCGCCCTTTTGTTGTAAACAATAAACCCATTTGCATACCCTTTCCCTTTTAAAACATTTTTAAAAGCTTTAAAGGTTGACCACATCTTGCTATTTGCATCTGTTTTATATACATTGTGAAATACGTTATACAAATTGCATCGTAATTGTTCAAGCTTGGGTCTACCGCTTTCCGCATGCGCCCTGTTGTACCATGTAAAAGACAGCGACCCGTTTGCATTACCTATTTCGTTAAGTTTGTCATGTTCTAAAATATGTATTTTAGATCTAAGGTCTAACCGTCTATCCATTTCACTCATCGGACAAAATTTATAAACACCTCTTTCTTTTTTTACGCCAATCAATTCATACTTAATATGATAAACATCAAAGAAGTATCTTTGAATTTGATATTCAAACATATAAGTTAAGATGTAAATACCTTTAAAGGAAATAAAGATATCCGGTGGAATTGACCAAAAATACATTTCATTCCTGTATTTTAAAAGGTTATTTGATTTTGCCTTGAATTTCGTGTCTAAGAATGCACCATCAGTATAATCATCATCATTCCAAACAAACTCTTGTTCACACGCCTTGATTGTTCTTGACTTAATAAGAATATTTATATCTCCGTTACTTATCTCTGCCGGTTGAAAAATATTCATTACCTCATCCAAAACTAATGTATAGCCACCCTGTAAAATTAATTGTTTTGTTTCTTCAGTATAGTAACTAAACAATGCATGAGTGCTTGCTATGTCTCTCCCTTGTCTCAAAAGTTCGTGAAAGGCTTTAAGCTTTGAAAAGTTATGTTCGTAAGATTTTTCGGGAGAATAAAATTTTCTGTTCTTACACAAACTCTTTACTCTATCCACTTCACTTAGGTATGGTGTGATGAAAATATAGCGTTCTTTATCCTTTTGATTCATCATCGCAATGCAAGCGCTTGTTTTACCAAATCCGCACATTGCATCACAAACTTTAGCTATCAATATATGCATCCTCCTTATTGCAAAGGACACTAAAGAATTTTTACTACTTTGTTGGTGGTAAACTGATTTTAATAATCATGTATAATGCGATAACATTTGATTTTACTCTAAAAAGAAATGATATATTGGTCGATAAGTTAAAATGTCCGTCTAATGCGAATATTTCTAAAAATCATAAATTCTTTGTTTCGCACATACAAATTTACTCTTCTAAAAAGAAATAAAAAAATAGAACAGTAAGCAAGAAAAACCAATTTGCATATCCAACGACATACATAAAAACGCCTAGTGTCTAAGCTATGATTTTTGCCACGATTTACTGTTCCATTTCAAATCGTTAATCGCATTATAATAAATTTTTACACAACTGTCAATTTGGTGAAAAAATAAAAAGCTCGAATATTGTTTTTTATTGTTAAAAAATATATTTTTGAGATTATTTATCAATAAAATATCTATCAAGTTTTTAATAAAAAATAATTAATTCATAATTGTTTCGCATTATGCGATATTTATTTATATATTTAATTATTATTAATAATTATTATATAATTTCTAAATAATTAAAAAGTGTCTATAATCCGTTATTTTTCCGAGCATACAGGCGAATTATATTTTAATTATTTGTAAATCCTTTATTCAATAAAAAATTATTTCATAGTGTGTTTTAGTGACTACGACTGTTGGCTAAAAGTTGATTTTTTGCTATGTTTAAAATATCCCCATAATGCAAAACTATTTAATGCAAACAAAAGTAAAAAGTTTGCATTTTTTTTGTGTATTTTATTATATATAATATATATATTTTTATTATAAAAAACAAAATCAAAAGCAACTAAAATAAATTTTTACACAACTATAAAAAGTGTTGACTTAATCAATTTAATTTGCTATATTGTTGTTGTCTATTGATGACTGCCAAATTTTGCAATAGACAAAAAAATAAATTTTTATGAGGTATAATAAAATGAAAAACACGAAAAACAATGTTGACCAAACAACTAAAAAAATTGGCAAGCAAATTTTACAACAAGAGTTAATGCAATATGTTAAAGATTTTGACGCAACAAGAATAATAAAAGTTGCAAACACCATTACAAAAAAAGTATTACAAAAATATGCTTTATATAGCAATGATGGTTATAAACTTTGGCAAGCAAGCAAACACAAAAACACAAATAATAGTGATGTTAAAGATTTGCGACAAGTTGCGTGTTTAGGACTATGCGAAAATATAAACACAACAAACACAAGCAACAATGATTTTGATTTAATTATTAAAAATACTTTTAAAAAAGTAAATACATATTTGTATAGTTTAAGAAGCGTAAAAATAAGCAATAGACCATTTGACTATTCAATACAAGAGTTGACCGACAAGGGCATACAACTTGTAAACATACATAAAAATATTGTTAGTTTAATAAAAGAAAATGACAATGTCTATACACTAACCGACAACGACAACGAAAAAGCAAAAAAAGATAGACAACTTGTTATTGCAATTTTGCGACAACTTACACCACTACAAAAGCAAGTTGCTAAAATGTTAGCATTAGGCAATAGCACAAGACAAATAGCAACAAAATTAAATAGGTGCATTGGCACAATACAAGACCATATCAAGTATATTAGAAAAAAAGCACAAAAAGTTGCAAGTGATATGCAATACAAATTTTAATAAATACATATAATAAAAAAGTGGTAGTCAATAAAGCAAGCAAATAAAAATGCTTGCTTTTTTTTGTTGCTTGTCAAAAAACACCATACACACAACGCATATACTATGTGCAAGCAAACAAAAAGCACAAACACCATACACACAACGCATATACTATGTGCAAGCAAACAAAAAGCACAAACACCATACACCCAACGCATATACTATGTGCAAGCAAACAAAAAGCACAAACACAAACCGACAAAACTATATGCAACTAATTTGTGAGCCTTCCCGTTGGCAGTTGCGTTAAGTCAATGTTCGCATTGATGAACTAATCACATTATTTTTGCTATGCCTTAATAGCGAATAGCCTGATAGTTAGGGCGAATAGTTTAACTATTATTACTTTTGATATGCAAAAGCGTCGCCACAGGCAGAGAGTTAGGCTCTGTGTTCCAGATAGTGAAAATGCGTGGGGGTATTCGATTAAACCCAAACTCGTCTTGTGCAACAATCGATATGCGTAATGTTATTATTACGATTAGTGATATTCACTACTTATTTAATCAATTATATTATTCTGCTATCAAGCATAGCATTATCTTGGTTGATTGTCTAAAAGAAATGCCCAAAGCATTTCAAGTATGCCGTATATTCACAATGTGAGTTAAGGCTATTGTGCTTATCATTAAAAACGAATATTAAATAGCGTGAAGTTAAACAAATTAAGACAATCCAGCAACTATTGCAGTTGCTTAAAATATACACAAAAAACAATCTAGCATTTTAGCAGATTGTTTTTTTTAAAACTTATTGTCTATCAAATGAAGTGCCTAACATTGCATTTATTTTGCATATATGGAATAGACTGCAAAAATGACTTCAAATAATATTTTTAAGATTTAGGAGATTTAAAAATGGAACAAACCAAATTAGAAAAATTGGCAGAACTAAAAGCACTTATCGTTAAAAATATTGCTGACTATAACGAAGCATTGCATAATGGCAATCTTAAAGTTATGAATGAGTTAGATGTTGCTTTAAAACAATATGAAGCAAACTACTCTCAATTGGTTGCAAAACATTTATATGATGAATGCCTTGCAACTGAAAACCCAATTAAAACGGCAATAGAGCGTTATTCTTACAATGTGTTAGGTCACAAAGATATTCGTGTTGAAGATGTCGTTACCGAAAGAGTGTTAAAGGAAGATAGGGTTCGTCAAATTGACTTACTTAAATTCTGCAAATACACAAAAGAAACTAACCAAATCAATGCATTATCAACAGATTGGATTTATACTGTTATGAAGTTTAACCAATTATTGTGTATGCGTTCAGCAAAAGAATTAAAATTCACCGACAAACAAATTAATGATATTGCTTCAACTTTCTATATGAAGCAAGTTGCAAGAGATATTGAATTAGGAAAAACACCTGATAGCAATACCCAAATTTGCAAACAATTACAAACTTGTGTTAATGAAATTCTATTCATTAACGATGGAAATGGTAAAAACAGCATTAAAGTGAATAATCACGATGTTGCATACCTTTTAATGTTATACACAACAAAAGGACATAAAGCCCTTTCAATTCAAGTTTCAAAGCACGATACATTGTGCAGATTGATTGTAGATGTTATTTATAGAATTCTTACAAATGCCAAATATTCCCTTGAATATAAGGAAATGAAAGCGAAATAATATCTAACATAATTGTCAAAATAAGCATAAATTGCCGTTAGAAATAATAAACTTCCTCTTGGTTCTTGACATTGTTGTTGATTATATGTATAATAGTATCAGCATTAAAGAACCTAAAGGGTCGTGTCCCTTCA